CCTCCAGCTTCAGCACACGACGATACGTCCCATCTCTGGTACGTTCGTTTGCCATCACCGTCAACCTCGGTTGTCCCTCAAACGGGACACCCGCGGTATTCCCACGCCAAAGCGGCGCAGGAGTGTCGGTAACGGGAACCAGCGTTGTCTCAGCTGGCGTGGCTGCGTCGTCCTTCACAAGAAGGTTTGTCATCGATCCCATTTGGGACTCCATAACCCGGCTGACCGCCGGAAAGGTAGGTTATTCACCTAATAGAGCAGTTCACGATAGGGTGTAGCGAAACTGCTAACTTGCTACCGCCGGCGTCCAATACGTCCGGTAAAAGCTTGTTGAGCTAGGGCTATTGCATTCCATACACGGTTTCCGTGTACAGCTCCCTGACCGCGAAATCGCGGAAATGGAACAGAGAGTGTAGTGCTCACAGTTCGTGACAAGATAACTCGCTCTTGAGAGCAAGGAACCCAGCCAGTAAACTGCTGCCTGCAAGGCTCGTTAGCGGTAGGATGACGACGTTGGTTAGACCAACGCTGCCGCGTAACTGCTGTCGTCAGAAAACGCCCCCTCAGCTTCGGGATCTGGTTTAAATTCTCTAGGTAGGTACCTATGGGAATGAACCAGTCTACCACGAAAGACCAAGGGAGTATCTCCCAACCAACCGACAAGGGATCCATAAGACCCAGTTGCCGCTCTACGGTCATCTCTTCGTACATTTCGTACTGAATCGACTTCCGATAGGTCTCATCTACATCGATGAGAAAATAGTCCGACGTCCCGAAGCCAATCTCGCGATGAAGCTTGACTGACCTCGAGGTACGTACAGTAGAGGATCGGGGCCCTTGACTAATAGCCTCGAAAGCTTTTGAAGCTTCATAGGTGTCTTTTATCAAAGGCATCCAACCATACTGTAGCTCTAGCCAACGCCCTGAAACATCCGACGTTTTAAGTCGGGTGCTCTTAGGCTTGGCACCGAGTTGCCTGGCAGCTGTGGAGAAATCCCCACGGCGTAGCGCAAGCGCGGCCCGGCCGAGTTTTCGGAGATTGGAGTCGACCATTGAAGTGACTTGCTTAGTCTGAGCTAGGTTAACTGCCAGGTTAAAGTCATGAGACTTGATACCCGACAGCAACTTTTGCTGGAGCTTCAGCTCGTCATTCGCTGACCAACCAACCACAGGATTAACACTAGCAATTGTATACGTAGTATTGACCCAGTAGTTCCCACAGGAACCTGGCCTAAAAAAGGTCAAGTCTCTATGAGCCCAGGAACGCCTAAAAATGGTGCAACTGTAGTTGTTCCACTTGGTCCGCGTTCCTCCAGCGTAACTCTCCGTGCGCCCATCCCCGCCGGTCCAGGTCTTATAAAACCTAGTACCGGTAGTGGTAGACGACGGAAGAGATCCGATGGTTCCCGATGTCATGGAGATACGGGAATATGCCCTTCGGGATTCTGAGACGGCGGTGAAGCTGTGCAGAAGTCCCCGTCGGACATATCACGATCGACACATGCGGTTGAGACCCCTGAGTTATTCCGCGTTGCAGCTGAGAAATCGGCACATGCCGAAACCAGCAGCGAGCAGATCAGGAAGCCTCTGAGAAACAAACTCTTGGCAGAGCCAAGTCCCAAATTACTGGGAAAATAGGTTTGTTCCTTACGCATAGATCGTTCTCCAACAGAGTGGATCTGAAATAGAC